GTTCGAGTTCATAGTGAGCAAGCCTGTTACGAACTGGGCTTGGCATTTGATAAACAGCTGCTGCATCAGTTAGTCTGTTGCCAGCACATACAATCTGCCAACCAAGTGGTAGCTTGTATTCACCGATTTGTTTAGTTAGCAACAACTGCAAGAAAGCATTTTGTGTTGCTGGTGGTGCTGTGGGCAACTCATCAATGAAGAGTATGCCACGGTCTCCGTCTCGTTCTGCGATAGGGAAGACATCAGGCACAGCCCAAGATGTAAACCGTTTACCAGTTTCTTTGAGTTGCTTGATATACGGAATACCACGCACGTCAACAGGGTCGAACAGGTTAGCACGAAAGTCAATGAGTGGGACTCCTAGCTCTTGTGCAACCTGTTCGGGTATCTCAGACTTACCAATGCCTGGGCCACCCCAGATCATGGCTGGGTAGCCAGCATTGATGCAGTCTTTGAGTTCTTCTTTTAGTTTAATTGGATTGATTGAATGCATATAACCTCCTTATATTTACCACGAACAATCGTAAAATACATTTTTGCCTTCTTTAAGCCACTTGAGTGCTTTTTCACAGAACTCAAGGTCTTGGTTTTTATACTCACGCATAGATTCTTCTTGGAACTGATGTCCCCAAAAGAAACCGTCTGGGCAGAAAGGCAAGTTTTCTGTTTTGACTGCGTCTTGTAGTTTAAGAATATCTTCTTCAAGTAACCACAGAATGTTGTCACCATTAAAATCAGAGCCCATAACACCCAATGGTGTTTCTTCTCCTTTTTTTGTGTGCCATAGCTCCATCATAAATTGTTGTAGCCTGGCATGCTTGCGCCAATAATATGGAGCTTCTAGTGTATCGTATACATCTATTGGCTCTACGTTGTCTGCTGGCATTGGCTTTTGATAACCAGCGTGTGCATCTAATCCCATGTTAACCTCCTTTGGAATAGAAAAGGGGACCGAAGTCCCCCATTAGTTTACGCAGCTGAGAATACATTTTTAGTGTGTTCTTTGGTTGCATTGTTGAGCTCAGTGGCAACACGAACAGATGAATCTGCGTGTTGTTTGAAGTTCCACTCAGCAAGTCTTTGTTGTCGTCTTTCAATCTCGTTTTGAACACGAACATCTTTGAGACCAAGATCTTGAAGACCAAAGTTCTCACCAACAAGTCCGACAACTGCAGAAAGCATTCTTGCTTTACGACCGAGACCAAACATCTTGTCTTCACGCTCAATCAACCATGTAGGTAGATCGTCGTTTGGATTAGCTGATTCGGTTTCTTCTTTGTATTCGTATGCAATAGATGCAAACTCTGCCCAAGTTCTGGTTGTCAACTGTAAAAAGTTAATACCAGTTGATTGGGGGTCTGTCTCCAACAATGGGAAAAGACCATCTGCAATCGTTTGAACTTGTTGAAGATAATAATCTTCTTCTTTCTTTCGTTGCTCATCGTCTGTCGCATTGAAAGTCATAGCTGTATTCTTTTTAGATTTGAATACCTCCATGATACCATCGACTCTTGATTTCTGAGCAAGTGGCTTGCCTTCTCCATCAAGTGCATATTTTCTGTAGTAAAAATCAGGCAAATGCACAGGGTCCTGTGTTGCTCTGATCTCACTCCCAATGGGATCACCATTGGTATCTGGTCTCCACGCAGACTCTGGTGTTTTTTGGTCAGGTAGGAGTTCTCCTGTCTCACCGTTTGCCATGTCTACAACCTCTGGTCCCAAGTCACTTGGGTCAAAATGATCTGCCATAATTACCTCCTTCTGGCTTTAGTTCTATTCTTCTGATGAGCTCTTTTAGATACTCACCAGAATTCACATAATCAGCTCGCGCACGCATTTCGCTTGCTTCGGCTTGTTTGAGCACCTCAGTAGGGATACTCACCTCTTCAATACACATGTTTACCTCCTTGTGTATACAAAAATTACACTTGCTTTAAATAACACTTACTACAGGATGTAGTAAGTGCACATTACTCACTCAGGCAAGCACATTATTACTGGCTGTTGTTGGCACTGCTACAACATAAAAAAAGGGAATGCTACCTAAATAACATTCCCTTTAGTAAACAACACTATTAGATAGCGTTGTCTATTTTTGATGTATCAATGCCTTGTGGATGTGCAAAGTCAAACTCCTGTTGAACAGGTGTTTCTTGTCTATACACAGGCTTGATTCCAGGTCTTGTAACTTGTTGCGGTTGACCTGTATAGCCTTGTTTGAAACCATTTACAACACTAGATGTTGAAGATGATGTCATTGATACAATTAGCTTAGCTGCTTTTCCAAACAAGCTAGCAGTTCCATACAATATATTCATAATTTACTCCTATATAAGATTGAATATTAGTGCTCGGCTTTTCATCCGAGCGTGTGCTTTCGGTAACAACCCCCATGTGCCTAGCTCACATGGTAGCTACAAGAGTTACGCTACTGGTAACTCTTGTTGAACGCCATTGCTGGCTGTTGATTGTGCTGAAGCTTCCTTCATCACAATCTCTCTCATAAAGACAGGGTATGGTCTGCCGTTGGTTGGGTCAACTGGTACAGTGACATCATCCCAACAAGTTAGACTTCCGTCTTTGTTAGTAGTTGCAGTCCCAATCTCTCGAGACCTTTGTTTCCCGTCTTTACCGGGGATTAATATATATCTTGAATACATAATTTACTCCTTATAATGTAATTAATAGATAAAAAACTCACGAACAGTTGCCTCGGGACGAGGTCAACTGTCGACGAGCGAGGCACTTGCAAAGTGCCGAGCGAGAGAAAGTTTACTTTCTCTCAACTGAATCAAGTAACTCGACTAACAAGCTTCTTCATCCAATATTCGCGTTCTGCTTGGAGTTGGTATAACTCGCTGTCTCCTTGCCAAGAATCTTCAAGCTCTTCTTGAGAAGCGTTAGCAAATACTTTATCAATACGAGCTATTTGCTGTTTGATATAGTAAGAACGATAAAAATCATAATCATTTGGTTTCATAATATACTCCTTATATTTATACCTAACTAGAGAACAGATGGCTCGGGACGAGCTATCTGTGGTTCCACTGGTTCCACTTGGTTCCACGAGTCGTGGAACACAAATAACGCTGTAAGAATGCTGGTTCTAGGTTATGGTTCCACTGGTTCCATTAGTTTTAGGTTAAGTTAATCTTTAACCATTAACCGTGGTCCACGGTCCGTTACAAAACTCTGTTTTGATTTAAACGGAACCATGGAACCGAACATGTTCCGTTGGCAAGCAAAGCTATATCCTGTATAGCTTTGTCGTGGTTCCACGAACTGGTTCCACATGGGGTTAGAGCCGTGGAACCAACGGAACATTCTCCACGCATGATGATGTAAGCTCATACATGCGTGATGATAGTAGTCATGATAGTAGTAAACATAGAAGCGTGGGACATGGGACATGGACCAGGGTCAAAAAACCAAAACAAGGTTCCAATGACTGAAACGACAAAGTGTAAACGGAAAACGGTTCGGGGTCGGGGTGCGGTCTGTGATGATAGAGGAGAAGATGTATGAGCGATATATTTCATATTTTTCAAAAAAAATTTTTTCAACAAAAAATTTACAAGATATACCCCAATGTGTTATTTTGAGCGTATGAGCTTATTAACTTCTCAAGCAGTTGAAGTAACCGACGAAGACAGAACTGAACTTCAGTCGCATTTTCCTTACGCTGGCGTAAAGTTGTCCGAGCTTTCGGTCCAAGAAGAAAGAGTAATTTTGTATTTTTTACGTGGTATGAGCAAAGCGGCAGCGGGCCGTGCAGCGGGGTACAAGAACCAAGATTCAGTGTACGAGGTTTTTAAAAAACCAAAGGTGCAACAAGCTGTTAATTATCTAAGAGAAGAGATGCGAGAAGAAGTAAAGTTTGATCGTACAACTGCAACCCAAATGTATTTTGAAGCCCACCGTAAATCGGCAACCGCGACTGAAGAAAAAAATGTCGTAGATTCGTTGTGCAAGCTCCACGGTCTATTTGCACCCGAGCAAGCAACTCAAGTTAATATAAATGTAGATAAGTTAGAAAGATTAGAAAGACTACCAGACTCAGAACTGTTAAAGTTAGCTGGAGTAGATACACAATACTTAGAACCAAAAGGAGAAGATAATGACTAGTAAACAAGAGATGGCTACCAGAGCCCGAAAGAAAAAACGTAAAGTTAAAAAAATGAAAGGTAAGTTTCCAGACTTAACTGGAGATGGAAAAGTAACATTTGCCGATATCTTAAAAGGTAGAGGCGTAAAGAGGAAAAAATAATGCATTGTATAAATCAACCACAAAAAAAAATGTCTAAGAAAAAAGTAATAGCAACAGTTAAAAAGGGCAACTTAAAGAAAAAAGGAACAAAAAAATAGTGAAGGCTACAGGGATAAACGCACCGCAACCAGATATGAAAAAATTTGCGAAGAAAATGAATAAATATAAGAGCATACCAAAAACAGGAGGTAAAAATGCCAGCAAAAAAAAGAAAAACTACTAAGAAAAAAAGTGGGGCTACACCAACAAACCCTACTTTATATTCTAGGGTAAAAGCCGAAGCTAAACGGAAGTTTAAAGTCTATCCATCAGCCTATGCCAACGGTTGGTTAGTTAGAACTTATAAAAAACGTGGCGGCGGATATAGATAATGGCTAAGCCCACTGGTGGCCTGACCGCATGGTTTGGTAAAGGCCCCAAGGGCGATTGGGTTGATATTGGTGCTCCAAAGAAAAAGGGCAAGTACCAATCCTGCGGTAGAAAATCCGCGAAAGGCAAAAGTAAACGTAAGTACCCTAAATGCGTACCACGTTCGAAGGCTCGGTCTATGACTGCAGCTCAACGTAAAAGCGCAGTAAAGAGAAAACGTGCGGCGGGTAATCCAGGTGGGAAGCCACGTAACGTAAAAACTATTGTTAGGAAGAGAAAACCAACAGTAAAAAGGAGGACTCGTGCCAAGAAAAAGAGATAATATGCCTAAAAGGAACAAGAAGAACTTTAGGCCAACTAAAAAAGGCGCTGGGATGACCAAAGCGGGCATAAAAGCCTACAGAAGGAAGAACCCAGGGTCAAAACTTAAAGGAGCAGTAACCGGGAAAGTCAAAAAAGGCTCAAAAGCAGCAAAAAGAAGAAAGTCTTATTGTGCAAGAAGCGCAGGACAGATGAAGAAGTTCCCAAAAGCAGCAAAAAACCCAAATTCTAGACTAAGGCAGGCTAGAAAAAGGTGGAAATGTTAACAAAAGGAGTAAAATATGGGCTACGCAGGTATGTACAAAAAATCGTCACCAAAAAAAACTAAAAAAGTTAAAAAAAAGACGATGAAAAAGAAAAAAAAGTAAGTGACAGATCTTAAAAAGCTAGAATGCTACAAGTGTAAGAAACTTTTAGCAGAAAATCTCGTATTACCCAAAGGGTTATGCGTATATTGTGCCGCGGACGAAGCGGACCAGCTTCCCCAACCTCAAAAACAACTAAAAATAAGTAAAAAAGAAGAAAACGCACAAATAAAAGCGGAAAAAGAGCTTGCGTTACGTATTTTGTCAAGAAAACGTATGCTGCCCTTTGTAGAAAAGTTTAATCCCGATTACCAAGCAGGTTGGGTCCACAAAGATGTCTGCAGAAGACTAGAGAAATTTAGTCAAGATGTGGCGGAGAAAAAATCTCCTCGATTAATGCTATTCATGCCCCCTAGGCATGGGAAATCAACTCTGGCAAGTATCGCCTTTCCTGCTTGGCATCTCGGACGTAACCCCGGTCATGAGTTCATTAGCTGTTCATATTCGGGTTCTTTGGCGATGAGCTTTTCTAGAAAAGTAAGACAAGTACTAAGAGAACCTAATTACAAAAACGTATTTGAAAGTACAAAATTAGACAAAGATTCGCAGTCTGTAGAATCTTGGCAAACAACCGAGGGCGGTGGTTATGTGGCCGCTGGTGTTGGCGGTGGTATCACAGGTAAAGGTGCGCACGTATTGTTGATTGACGATCCGGTAAAAAACCGAGAAGATGCAGAATCTGAGAACAATAGAGAAGCAACCTGGGACTGGTATACTTCTACCGCTTATACAAGGCTCTCTCCAGGTGGGGGTATACTGGTAATTTTAACTAGGTGGCATGATGACGATCTAGCTGGTAAGTTGCTTACTGCAGAAGAAGATGGAGCAGATGCTTGGGAGGTAGTTAAGTATCCTGCGATAGCAGAAGAAGATGAAGAGTTTCGCGCATCCGGTGAACCCCTGCATCCCGAACGTTATAACTTAGAATCATTAGAAATGATCCAACGTGCAATTGGCCCTAGAGACTG